CATATCATTGAACATTTGAGCAAATCTCTTTCTCAAACGTCCAACAAATTTTGCAAACTTAAGTTCGTCTCTCAGAATTTCGGAAGAACGACCAAGATTAAAACCACCATCGGAAGCAATTCTTGATTCTGGAACTCCGAGTGCTCTATAGAGTTTCTTTTGGAAATACTCAATATCTGCAAGTTCTCCTAAGTTTTGTCCGCCAGGAAGTGTGGTGATTTCAGTTCCTCTACCACCTTCTCTTCTTGGAAGCCAGAAGTCTTCCATCATAGACATAAACTTACGATCATCACGAACTTCGCCAGTGTTTGCGTCATATACAAGTTTGTTACGATAACGCATCATGACATCACGGAGATATTGTTCTGCCTTCACTTTTGGAAGATTGCCAACATCAATATAGAATATTCTACGTTCTGGTGCTCTTGACAAACGATAGATAACCAAGGAATCCTCAATCATTCTGAGTTGATTGAGTGCCTTGATTGCTTTGTGGAGATATGAAAGAACTGATCCCTTGTTTCTATCTACAAGACCAGAAGTGCAATAAGTAATGGCATCTTTGGCGATTTTAGTTCCTTTGTTTCCGCCACCACCACTCATCATCCCTGTTGGATAGTTTGGTTTTGGTGTATAAACAAAGTACTCTTCAATTTCTGGGGCAATCGCATTATTTTCGTTATTGCGACCAGAAATGTTTGGTCCGAGAGTATTATTATCTTTTTTCTTTTCTTGGCGGACGAACCGCATCTTCATAGGATCGATGTACCTCAGTTCTTTGATGCCATCCTGCGGTTTTTTGAGGTCAATTACCTTATGATAATAAAGTCTTCCATCAATATACCAGTTCCTAAAAATTTCATGTGACTTTTTATCAAAGTCTAAAAGTTCTTTTATATACTTAAATTCCTGTCGAATTGCTTTTTTTAACTTATCAGTTGCATCCAGATTAGATAATTCAATTTCGATAGGAGAATCGTACAAGTCGCTTACGATTGCCTCATTTACAACATCTTCAATGGCACCATCACACTCTGGGTGAAGTGCCATTTCTCTATATCTTTTTATTAAATCAAATTCAGTTTTATATACACCTTCAATGTCTACATAAGAACCATAAAATCCACTAGAAATATAGTTATCAACCCCGTCCTCATTATTTTGAGGAACGGGGGAAACTATAGAATCTGGTTTTTTTTCTGCATCCTCAATAGAAAAACCAAAAAGTTTTGCCATTATAATCTTATCTTAGACTGTTGTTACACTATTTAGGCGATGTCTTCACCACCAGCATTAGGGGAAGTTCCTCTCGATGCTTCCCACCACTGAACCTGAAGTTCTACTGTGAACTCTTCAATGGTGTCAGTTGTTTCATAACTTAAGTCAATGGTTGAAATGTTTGTTGGGAATACATCATAGAAATGGTAAGATCTGAGGATTCCACCATCGCGGGCAAGCTGATAAACATATGCATCTGCTTGATATGCCTCAGGATCTGTTAATCCAGTGCCATCATTCATCTTGTTGATGGTGTTCATCCACTTCTCAAATGCTGAGCGAATGGAGAAATCAACATCGTTGATGACAGTGATTGTCCAGGTTTCAAATGTTCTGTCACCAGCGATCTTAAGAATACGACCTCTGAATGGAACATCGATTGGAGCAACTGTTGATGCTGGCAGTGCCGCTGCCTTTACAAGGAATCTTGCTTTTTGGAGAGTGTCATTATCGACACCAACGGCACCAGGGAATGCTAACTCAACTTCAAATAGATTGGGTCTTGCACCACCACCAGTTAACTTACTCTTGAAATCGGTGATTTTTCTGAGTGGAATGTTGTTTACTTGTTGACGGGTTGCCATAGTTCTTTAAACCTCTAATTTAATTAAACGTTACCAATTACTTCTTCAAAAGCAACACCAGTTCTGGTGGCAACAAATGTAAGACCGATGAAGTTAATCGACCTTGCTGGTTTAATGTAGATGTCAGCAATAAACTCATTATTATCTATTACTGCAGCAGTGTTATTTGTTTCATCACAAATAACGACATAATCTTGTATTCCTCTCTTAGCCTGAACATCACGGAGGAATGGTTCAACGATATTTACGAAGTTAGTTCTTGTAATCTCATCGTTGAACTCAAACAGTTGATCCTTAGCAGCAGCAGAAATTGCATCTTCAAGGTAGACGAACAGGCGACGAACGTTAATTCTGTCGAATGCTGATGCCTTAGCAAATCCAGTTTTATCACCGAAGAGAATAATGCCAGAACCAGGTGAGAAGATGACGGGATTTACTCTTGCAGAGTAAAGTCTATCTCTCTGAATCTTGGAAGGATTATAAGCAAGTTTTACTGCATTAAGGATTGTTCCCCTAGAAGTTCCTGCGGGTGAGAACCATGGGAACTGATTGATATCATTGCGAGCACAAGTTCCAGCGATGTCTCCATTCAGAGGAACATAACGGAAGGTATTTGCAAATCTATCATACATGTACTTATAACCACTATCAAATACCGCATAAGTAGATGATGTGATTGGAGCATAGAAACTCAGGACATTATCGGTAATGTCTGAATCTGAGTTGATTTGAGCAGCAGTTTCTTCAGTACTATCAGTGATTGCTGCAGCTCTATATGGTGAGATGAATGCGAGTGCATCCTTTCTTGCTTCCGCAACTGCGATCAGTTTATTTGCAAGTGCTTGTGTTTCATTTTTACTCTTAGCACCTGATCCCATCAGAAGGAAATCTACCTCATAGTTCTCAGTATTCTCGAACAATCCATATCCAGAAACTAATTTCCCTAAACCTGCATTCAGAGCATTGGTTGATGTTACGGTAGAAATGCCACTATAATTTTTTCCACCTCCCAGAGTGAGATTTTGAGATCCAAGACCACCAAAAGTAATTCCTTCGGCATCTTGGTTCCATCCGATGTTTGAGACCAGATCCGTTGTAATTCCACTAAATCCAGTGGTTACGATGCCAACATCAGTTCCACTGGTCGTGGTGCTAGTATCAACAGTTCCTCCAAAAAGATATTCGGAATTAGTTTTGAGGTAAGCGTTCCAATAAGAAGGAGAACCAACTGAGAACTCAGCATCTTTTGCTTTAGAAAGACTCAAGTGCTTCTCAAGAACTGTTCCAGCATTACCTGTGATATTTCCTAAACCGTCAATAACGACGACATGGACTTCATCATTTTTAGATCCTCTTGCAGCGGCGTACTCAGAAGTTCCAGGACGATTTGCAAGTTGATTCCAACCAATAGTTGTTGATGAAGATAATGTAAGAGTCTGTTGATCAAACCAATCTACAACGGAACCAGATTCAAGAGTGGTAACTCCAGCACCAACGGCAAGAGAACTATCACCAGTTCCCAAACCACTAAATGCATAAACACCGGATGGTTGATATTCTACAGATGTTACGGTGTTTCCTGATGAAACATGATGAATGAGTTTTACATCAAGTGTAGAATTACCAACCCCAGTTACAACTCCTCTAAAATATCCATCTAATATTGAGGTAGTTCCAACACCAACTACAACAGTATCAGCAGGAACTGCCTGAGTTACTGCAAAACCAACTGTTATATCTGATGTATTTACGCCTGTGAATCTTTGATCTGCCTTGGCATCAATAATACCAACTCTCAGTCCATTTGCCCAGGATCCGGGATTCTTTGCAGAAACAATGGCATTGGTGATAGGAGTCTCATCGTAACCAAGTTGTTCGTAATGCTCAATACTCTTCACCTTTACGCTAGTTCCAACACCAACGTTTTGAGCATTATACATACCAGCGTCATCAGCTCTGACGACTCTGAGTGATCCACCATATGCCAAAAATGAAGAGGCAGTGAGCCAGTGCTCATAGTGCTTATCATTTGAGTATGGTTTACCGAAAACGTTAAGTAAGTCCTGTTCGTTCTCAACAAGTGTAGGAAGATCGACTGGACCTTGAGCAAAGGGTGCCACGATAGCTCCAATACTCGCAGAAGTTGGATCAACTCTTCCTACCGTAAGGTCTACTTCCCTTACTACAATACCAGGAGATGCTAAATTTAATGGCATCTTGTTTTTCCTCGCAATCCAAATTTATCTAAAAATATTTATGGAAAAGGGTATTTTCAGCGGGGAAACCGTGCGTGAATATCTACCAATCAGGATATTCCCAAACTACTTCTTTTTTCTTTTTAGATTTAACTCTTTTTATAGTGCATTCTTTACATTCATATGAGTATGCGGATGGCAATGTCCCTCTATCTCTTCTTGTCAAATAGTAATCATCCATCAAACTCTTGACCTTTTTACACACCCTACATTTACGATCAAAGAACAGTAAATGTTCCAATTCTATTTGATCGTCAAAATCCATTACTTATAATCCCACATGTAAGACATATCTCCATATTCGTCCGTGTACCACCTGTCTCCACTATCATCCACAAATGATCCCATTTCGTCTATACCATCGACAATAAATCCAAATGGTGCCATATCCTGCTCTATCTGATTCTTTTGTTCTTCGTATATTCTCTTACGAACATCATTGTCCGTCATTTCCTTAAAGTAGTCCTGTGCCACCAACCAAGAAAAAATAACCAGACACATTGCCAAGTCATCGTTACATCCTTCTTCTGCCTCAAAAGAATTATGTCTTTGGGCAAACGTCGTTAATTCTGAAATAATATCATAATCGACAGTGAGTAACTTATCATCTTCTAAGAGAGTTTTTAAGTTGGAACATCCCAACTTTTTAACGGCAGCAGTAGTTCTAACACCAAGTTGAGACTTTTTACCACTAAATCCCGAACCAACTACCTGTCCTGCACGACCTCTCATCGCACACATCAGTATGTTCTCATATTCCAAATCAAAGTGAAGGATGTTGGCAACCTGATCACCAATATCATTTACTTCTACCAATAACCAGGCATCATTATATCCTTTTGCTACATCCAAAATAACATTTGGAAATAGCATAGGTTTGATCTCATTATTTCTATATTTTGCAACTACTTTATATGGAAACTCTGTAATATCAAAAACGATAAATGCCGAATAGTCATTCCCAAGACCACGAGCAACGTCAACTGTAATCAAATAATTATGTTCTTCTTTTGGATTTTCGTGTATGTCTAGTCCGGCATTCCTTTTGATTGGATTTTCATATACAAGATTTCTAAGTTTTGCTGGGTTAATAAGAGTATTGACAGATCCTAAGAACTCACACTCAAACTCAACCTTAAACTGTTGCTCCGAAGTGTTGGCAATGGTCTGTTCCTTCCATGCCTCATCTCTACCAGGAACCTCAGACCAGTGAACATCAGTTGGTGTATATTCATTCTTACCTCTCTCCGCATCATGCCACATGCGGTAGAAATGGTTCATACCACGAGGGGTAGAAACGATAATTACCTTTGTGCTCTGTCCAGAAGAAATAGTAGGATA